CATTATAATAATAATCATAATTATAATAATAATAATCGTAACATTTATAATAATAATAATAACAATAACTACTATAAAAATAAATCTATTTCTAATTCAATCCCTAACCCACCTAAGGATCAGCTTGCAAAGTTCATTGAAAAACACTATGGATACCTTACTGCATATAACAAACCAATAACAGTAGAGGACAAACTAGTCAGGAAAATCCTACCAGACCTTCTACCATTTCTTAAATTCGCTGAAGAAGAAGCCTATAACAAAATGAAGGAGGAACATGAAAAAGATCCTACTAAACCCATGAAATATTCAATATATCAAGACGCATTCAATGATCATCCTATAACCGCAACTCTTAGAGACACCCTTGAACATTGCAATATCATACCTCAAATAAGAACCACTAGATATGATGCTGAAACCCTTGAAGGAAAATATATAAAGGCTACACCTAACAGACCAATCTTAGATGTAAATTCACCAAAATTAATATCCAGTCAATTAGCAAAAGTAATTTTAACACCAAAATTAGATGCTGAAGACTATGACAGAGGTAGAAAAGTCCAAGCAGCTTATGACCATTTCTCAAATGCAATAATTGAAGCCTTAAACAAAATGCAATTCACTGAAGATGACTATGACTTAATCAAAGAAGAAGACAGTGAAGAAGAAGAAAAAGAAGGAGAAGAACAAGAACAAGCAGTGGATGATCTACTTGATGCTGAGAGTCAAGGATGCGATGAACCTCAAAACCAACAAAAGAAAAATGAACCAAAACCAGCCACTAAAGAACATAAAAAGCTCATTGTTGAACATCTTGCCTGCAAAATGCTACCAATATTAACAGAACAAACATTACAAGACTACATGAGAAAATTATACATATACAATAAAGACATTGAACCAAGAAAACAAGCCGTAGCCGTAGAAGCCAAATCAAAAAGATCACCTAAAGCCAAGAAGGCAGCGAAAGAAAAGGCTAATGCACCATATTTTGCTGAAGTAATAGTTGAAGAGGACAAAATAAATGAAGATGAAGAATACAAATATGCAATAGATAACTACAGAGACTTTTTAATCAATTTGACCGACGTTATCTATTACATTAATGATGAAGATATGTACAAAATCACTGAGTATCTCAATCCTGGAACAGTTGCTGTTGGAACCATGCATGTTGCTAAACACAACGACACCTCTGTCTACGCAATTGAATACGATGGTCACATAGAAGGCACAATGAGACTTGTTCCAAATGATGAATCCGCTGAAGAAGCCTTCTTAGCAAAAATGGTTAACCCAAGGAACACTGATATGTGGATGAAAATGGCTGGAAATAAATGCTTATACAAAAATCCCAATCGTTTCCCATCATTAGCTTACTCTGACTATTATTTAATACCACAAACCACTAAGAAATTATATCCATTTGTACTCAAAGTCATAGTCACTAGAAGAGTTAACACTGGTGCTACAGATTACATAAGCTTTACAATTGAAAAAGAAGATACCAAGTCACAAACAGTAAAGGACTTATTCATGGCCCCAAATCACTTTACTGACTTACCAACATCTCAAGACTTCTACAAACAAAGGAAAATGATACAAAAAGAATGGGACAAATCAGTCAGAAATAAAGTCGGTGACACTGCTTATTTATATAACTACAATGCACAAAATGTCAATCACATAATGGTACAAATCACTGATCTTTCAAATCCAGCAACACAAGAAAAAGAGATACAAACTCAACCAGAATCAGCACATGTAGAGAAGAAAGGCAAGAAATACGTTTTTTACAAAAGAAGAGATGGTAGAATGTTTGATTACTATCAGCAACTACAAACCAATGCTAACTTCCTAAAGGAAATTGAAGGAGCTGCTATACCACCTAGTTTAATTAATAAAATTCAAATAAAATTACATAACCAAACAAAAATAGACTCAGAAACCTTAGTTAGCATGCTAACATATATCAACAAAGAAGATCCAGAACTCTCAATCAATGAAGTAGCCATACCTTTACTAGCAAAAGTCCTTGAAGACACCTTAACTGCAGAAACCCAATTAAAATTAATGGAGAAGATGAAATGCGTATCCTGGATCAATGCCTTTAAAGCCAAGAATGCACAAATCAAACCTGAAAACTTGTGGGATGCCATCAAGAAGAAACAATTCACTAGTTATGTTAGTATCGCACTCAGATCCGCTGTGAAAATCAATCCCGAGATAGAGGATATGAGTGCCATGTTAGAAACCGAACAGGGTTTCTAAACAGGCCCCACATCAAAAATGGGGTTACTATAAAACAAAACCAAATTAACCCCAACTATATAATAAAAATTTATGAAGGGACCACACTGAACAACAACCTCAGAAAACATGCAGATGCACCCAAGATTCCATCAACTAAGCATGTACATCCAAAGTACTCACACTTACCCAGAATAAAAATCAAAATGCTAGACCCAGAACTTAGGGAACTACAAAGGAAGTATGATATCAAGGACAAGCATGGAAAATCATTAAACCCAGAATGGTTCAATGACATAAAACTAGATGATATAACCTGCAAGTGTCCACATAAAGATAAGTTTGAACAATTATTTGATAAAGAAAATAACCAACCAGAATGCATGGTATGGACTGCATGTAGACACACCACACTTGCAGCAGCAAAAAGGCAGATGAAAGCAGCACCAACACCTGAACCTGAAATTGCTGATGATTTCGTGAAATACGCAACCCATCTAGTCGAAAAAGAAGTTGGTGAAAAGTTGAAACATTTCAAATACTCAGTTAAAGACTGGATGGACCACTTATCAACAACAAAGCAAAGAGCCTTGCGTCACGTCATAAATTATTACAAAGGAGATATCACCAATATACCAAAGAAGGAATTACACAATATACTAAATCTACATTATACTGGAATACTTAAAGAAGAACGACAACCACTCGACGGAAAACCAAGAATGGTATGCTCCATACCTCAAAGAACAAAATATGTCATGGGACCAGTAACATGGGCACTTGAGGAAATATTTCAGGATGGACTCAAAGGATATTGCGGCGGAAAGAATCTCTCAGAGATGACAGACATGGTCAATGAATACAGGAAACTCGGATTCACGCAAGTATATGAAGGAGATGGATCTGCATTTGATAACACCCAAGATGTCTCTCTCAAACAATTAGATCGTAATATCTACCAGATGATAGAATCATCAATATATCATGTACCTAAGAAAGAATTCCATAAAATATCACAAGCCCTATATAAAACAATGGATATAGAATACATAGAAAAAGGAAAGAAGAAACCCCTGATGTCATACAAAATATTAGGCACAGTCTTTTCTGGCGATTGTGACACAACCCTAATGAACACAACTAGAATGGCAATGTATAACCGATATGTCAATGACAAAGCCGGATTAGTTTTTGGAAAAGACTACGTTTGTTTTTCAAAAGGCGATGATTTCACACTAATGTACAAACCATATGTCACTAAGGACTTCATTAACAGAGCTTACTATAGGTACTTCTTGAAATCAGTGCCTGACCCTAAAGACCAAAAAGCATCAACATATGGAATTGGACAAGTCCTAAAATTCTTAGAAGGAGGTGATTTATCAATAATCAAATTTTGTTCCTTAAGAGCTTGGTTTCTAGATGACACAGAGACTTCAATATTCCTAACCAGAGACATATCTAAATTCCTAACCTTAGCAAAATACTCAGTTAGAACAAAATCTTACAATTTTGCTCAAAAAGTAATATATCTGCGAGATATAGCATATTCCCTCAGAATAAACTATAAAGGCATAAAGTTCTTCGAAAACCTTGCAAATCACTATGATACATTAGCTGATAGAATCAAACAAGATGCAAAAATAACTGATAAGGAAATCAGAAAACTACGAATCAGACAAAAAGTAGGTATGAAACTAAATGAAAATTCATACGACCAGCAATTCATAAGCCAACTAGAAAAAGAAAACATGGAAGATGTAGGACACAGGAAATACCAATACAAAATGGCAGCAAACATGAGTTATTGGGACTTCATGAAAACCATAGAAAAGAAACACACCATGGTACTGACACAGAAGCAAGCTGACTATGTATCTAGGCAGATTGAATTAGAAATAGGTGAGGAGATAATTAAAAGCATGTATGATGTGGGGCCAAATAAAAAATACTAAATGCAAACTAAAACTAAAACTAAAACTAAGAATAATAATACAAATAAAAATAAAGTTAAAACCAAAATCATTTACATAACTAAACCGGCACGCAAGAGAACAACAAGAAGGTTACCAAAAGCAAAGAAGAATATGCCAGCAGCACAAACAAATAAATTAAGAAAGGACTTCAGAATACTATATCAAGATGGAAATACAGTTAAAGTTACAGGACGAGACCTCATTTATAAAATACCAAATGACATAACTTCCACTACTAACAATATAATTACATGCATACCAGCAAATCCAGCATACTGGACAGGAACCAGAATAGCTGCACTAGCACAAGGATACCAAAATTATAGACCACTCGCAATGCAATTCAATTACATACCACAATGTGCAGTTACCCAGCAAGGCAAT